CCCTCAACTAACCTTCCTGAACCTGAAGGCATACGATTTAATCGTGCGAGTTTCTAGTCTCGTGCCACAAAAACTAGACTAAGTTTTACAAGGTGTTTGAGCTACTGTAAAAACTTCTCTGGATAGATAAGTTCTCCTTGAAGAAGTTGTAGATGAAATGGGATGAGAACTAAACCAATTACCTTCCCTTGTAAAGTGCTGGGTATCACTTTAAAGTACCCACTTGTGGCTAGTGCTTAGAGTTTTCTGAGCCAACGCCACCTCAATTTGTAGTGCTGGTTATCACTCAAAAATAACCTCTTTAATTTTAAAAGCTGGAGGGCTATATGAATTTATATTTTAAATCAACAACACTAAACAAGGAGATAGCTTGGACATGGACAGACATGGACAAAGCCTATTGGGATACTTGGATACCTAAGAAGTCTGATATAAAAATTGTGACCAGACTTAACAAAGAACAAAAGCAAGAGTGCTTGAACGAGATGTGGGAAGACTTGCAATCCTCTATACAATTTACAAGAGATAGAAACAATGCAAAAAGAAGACAGAAAAGACTTGACAAACAAGTTTGATTTTGTTACAATGTCAAAACTTAATACGAACTAAAGGAGGAATTATATGTATGAGTATGTAGAAGGAAAATTTATGTGGGCTAATGTCAGCTCCCCAAACACTAAGTTTGAACCACATAAGTATGGTGTAGTGGTGTTGACTGATGAAGATACTGCGTCTAGATTAGAGGGTATGGGATTATCACAGGTTAGAACCAGAGACGGTCTGCCTAAGTATGATGAACCAGCTTTCTCTTTTAGCAGGAAGGTCATCAAACATGATGGGACTACCAACCCAGCACCTAAGTTAGTTGATGTAGACGGTAATAATTTAGATGTTAATGTTGGAAATGGTTCGGTAGGAACTGTAAAGATTAAACCCTATACAGGTAAGTATGGTACGTTTGCAGAGTTAATAGCTGTAAAGGTTACTGATTTAATTGAATACTCTGAAGGTAATTCAGATGATAACGAGGAATTTTAATAATGATTATTACTATTACTAAAGATGATGGTCAGGTAGTATATGATACTACTATGATTGAAGATGAGAACGCGAGAGCTAATGCCAACATGTCTATCAGTAAGATAGGTACGTTGAATGTTCTTGTTGAAGCACTTAACTTTGCTTCAGGTACACATCAAAACAATCTTGAGTTGTTACTACAAAGTGCTGAAGAAGCTATAGTAGAAACACCTGAAGATGATGAGGAAGTTGTAGAAGAAGATTCAGAAGACGAGTCTTAATAGCTTATGAGGGCTAACATGGAAAAGACTTGGGATAAGTTACATCAACCCTGTCCACTTTGTAACAGTAGTGATGCTGTTGGAATCAACGAAGATGATTCAGCAAAGTGTTTCAGTTGTGGTGAGTTTATGCCAAGTTATACTAACGCATGTGGAGGAAAGGATATGCAAACAGCAACAACAACACCGACTAAACAACCTGATATGGTGGATGAAGGGAAGTTCTCTGCTCTTACAGACAGAAAAATAACCCAAGCAACGGCTACTAAGTATGGAGTTAAATGCGTACATGACCTACAAGGAAATGTAGTTAAGCATTTGTACCCATATTATAATGGACACGAGCTGTCAGCTACTAAGTATCGCAACGTAAAGAACAAAGACTTCTTTGTATCCGGAACTTATAATGATACAGGTTTGTTTGGTCAACAGTTATTTAAAGGTGGCAAGTATGTTACCATTGTAGAAGGTGAGTGTGATGCTATGTCTGCTTACGAACTCTTGGGTTCTAAGTGGGCAGTAGTGTCTATTAAGCGTGGTGCTCAAGGTGCAGTACGTGATATAAAAGAAAGTCTTGAGTTCTTTGAAGAGTTTGAGAACGTAATTATTTCCTTTGACAATGATAAGGCAGGTAAGGAAGCATCTATTAAAGTTGCTAGACTATTTAAACCTAGCAAGGCTAAGATACTTACACTACCACACGGCTACAAAGATGCTAACGATATGTTACGTTCTAACAAACATAAAGAATTTGTTGAAGCGTGGTGGGCATCAAAAGTTTATACACCTTCTGGCGTTATAAATGTTTCAGAGCAACGTGAGAAGTTTCACAATCGTGAAAGAAAAGAGAGTGTCCCCTATCCTTATGAAGGACTTAACAAAAAGTTATATGGACTTAGACAAGGAGAACTTGTTACCCTTACAGGTGGCACAGGTCTCGGTAAGTCTAGTGTAACCAGAGAACTTGAACATCATCTTATTAAAAATACCAGCGACAACGTAGGTATCATTGCATTAGAAGAAGATTGGAGAAGAACTATTGATGGTATCTTATCTATTGAAGCTAACGCTAGACTATACGTTGACCAAGAACGTGATAAGTTTTCTAAAGAAGAACTTGATAAGATGTTTGATATACTTTATGACGGAGAAAATCGTAATAGAGTATGGGTACATTCACACTTTGGCACGAATGACATTGATGATATCTTTACTAAGCTTCGCTTCATGATTATAGGGTGCGACTGCAAGTGGGTGGTAGTAGACCATCTGCACATGTTAGTTAGTGCAGTACATGATGGAGATGAAAGACGAGCTATTGATTCTATCATGACCAGACTTAGAAGTTTGGTAGAAGAGACGGGTGCTGGTATCATTTTAGTTTCTCACTTACGCAGAGTTGATGGCAACAAAGGACATGAGAACGGTATTGAAGTATCACTATCACATCTTCGTGGTTCAAATAGTATTGGACAACTAAGTGATTGTGTGATAGCATTAGAACGTAACCAACAATCAGATGACCCAGAAGAAGCAAGGACTACAAGACTTCGTGTACTTAAATCAAGATACACCGGTGACGTTGGACTAGCAGCTAGGGTCGTGTATGATAGTGAGACAGGTAGATTAATAGAACTAACAGACGAAGATATAGATTTCGATGATAGTTTAGAGGAGGCATTCTAATGCAGTTAGTATTTGATATAGAAACAGATGACCTTAAAGCAACAAAGATACATTGTATAGTTGCACAAGATGTAGACACAAAAACTATCTATACTTTCCCACCGGATAAAGTACAGACTGGCTGTAGATTTTTAGCTACAGCAGATACTTTAATAGGTCATAACATTATTGGATTTGATATACCTATGGTGCATAAGTTTAGTGATGTTGACCTTTCTAATATACCAGTCATAGATACTCTTGTATTGTCCAGACTATTTAATCCTAATAGAGAGGGTGGTCACAGCTTAGAGAAGTGGGGATATAAATTAGGATATCATAAGATAGAGTTTAGTGATTACTTAAATTATTCTGAAGATATGTTAAACTATTGTATCAGAGATGTAGAATTAAATGCAGTAGTGTTAGCAGAGTTGCGAAAAGAAAGCAAAGGCTTTGATAAAGAATGCATAGCTATAGAACAAAGGATAGCAGACATTATTAAACAACAAGAGGTTAATGGATTTAAGTTTGATACTGAGCACGGGTTACTTTTACTTGCTGAGTTAAGAGAAAAGAAACAATCAATAGAAGATGAGGTTCACAATACATTTAAACCTAAGTGGGTAGACGATAAGATAGTTACTCCTTTTATTAGAAAAGACGGAGAGTTGTCTAAACGTGGTCTTACTGACGATGAGTACGACAGGTGCATCTCTACTCAAAACATGAATCCTTTCATGAGAAAAGAACTTGTTGAGTTTAATCTAGGTAGTCGCAAACAGATTGGCGAATATCTTATTGACTTTGGCTGGAAGCCAGATAGGTTTACACCTACTGGTCAGCCCATAGTAGATGAGAAAACTCTATCAGCTATCACACACATACACGAAGCTAACCTAATAGCACAGTTCCTTCTACTTCAAAAGCGTATAGCTCAGATTGATTCTTGGATTGAAGCTACTGAAGATGACGGCAGGGTACATGGTTTCGTGATACCTAACGGTGCTATCACCGGCAGAATGACACACAGGAGTCCCAACATGGCACAAGTTCCCAGCTCTCATAGTCCTTACGGACAAGAGTGCAGAGCTTGTTGGATTGTTGATGACAATAATATTTTACTAGGCGTGGATGCTTCTGGTCTTGAGATTAGAATGTTAGCACACTATATGAATGACGAGGAATACACAAATGAAATCATTAACGGAGACATACACACCTCTAATCAAAAACTTGCACAGCTTAAATCTAGAGATAAGGCAAAGACATTCATCTATGCACTCATGTACGGAGCAGGAGATGAAAAACTTGGTAAGGTGGTCGGAGGAAATACGTCAGATGGTAAAAGAGCTAGACAATATTTCTTTGATAATAAACCTACATTTAAATCTCTTAGAGACAGGGTGCAAAGAGCAGCAACAAAAAAATATCTCAAAGGATTAGACGGTAGAAAGTTATATGTTCGTAACCAACACTCAGCACTTAACACTTTATTACAGGGAGCTGGTGCTATAGTTATGAAGAAAGCTTTAGTTCTTCTTGATGATGTATTGAAATTAAATGCTATAGAATATAAGTTCGTTGCTAATATCCACGATGAGTGGCAGATAGAAGTAAAAGAAAGTCAAGCCGATTTCGTAGGAGGATTGGCTGTAGATAGTATAGTAAAAGCAGGAGAATATTTTAACCTTCGTTGTCCACTAGACGGTGAATACAAGACAGGAGTAAATTGGAGTGAGACTCATTAACAAAGGCAATATAATTAAACGATGCACAATATGTTTTGTTGATTTAATTCCTAAAAAAATTGGTTCAGCTATAGGAAATTGTTATGTTATAAATTATAAAAACAAAATTTATAAATGTAATTCTTGTTTCAGTAAGCTCACTAATAAGATGAGGGTTAAACAGAGACAACAAAAAATAGTAGGTTCTTCTATACACTCAAGTGATTTAGTAGAAGGAGCAAGAGGAAGAGCAAACAAAAATAACTTACCCTTTAATTTAAAAGTAAAAGATGTAAAAAAAATAATTACAACACACTGTCCTGTGTTTGGTTTTAAATTTGAGATTAATAAACAAGGTAAAGAAAATAATTGGCAAAACTCTCCAACAATAGATAGGATTGTTCCATCAAAAGGTTATGTAAAAGAAAACATTATAATTATATCCATGTTAGCAAATACAATTAAATCTTGTGCAAGTCCTAATGAAATTTTAAAAGTTGGTAATTATTATAAAGAACTATATAAAGAAAAAGGAATAGAACATGAAACCAAACAAAGAAGATAGAAAGAAATTTGACATTGANTTAGAGTACGGAGAGATAAGAGAAGATAAGATAAAGGACATGCTAACTGGTAAGAAGATAGAAGTTAAATCAGAGAAAGGTATGTGGATGAANACAGGNAACATATGNATAGAGTATGAGTCATGGAACAAACCGTCCGGTATCAGGGCAACTGAATCAGACTACTGGTTTCACAACCTNTGTGTAGGAGACAATGAGTTCTGTACCCTTGTATTTAAAACAGATGTACTTAGAACTATAGTTGATAAGCTTGATACATTTAAAACTGTAGCAGGTGGAGACCATAACGCTAGTAAAATGTTTCTTGTAAACTTACAAAAGTTATTTTCATCAGATGTAATTAAAGCATTCAAGGAGTCAGAAGATGGAAAAAAATAAAGAAACACTTGACACATCCTCTCAAGATGTATATAATAAATTGTCGGCTAACAAATTTAAATCAGAATCAGGTCATTGGTACACTCAAGAAGGTGAGCCAATGTACACTGTCATTGGTGCTAACGGTAAAGAAAGAAACACTACACTTAGAGATGCAAGGAAAGAACAACTAGTACCCTCAGTAACTACCGTACTAGGCATGATAGCTAAACCTCAGTTAGAAAATTGGAAAATCAATCAAGCACTTAACTCTGCTCTTACGTTAGAGAAAGACCCTCTTGAATCTATAGAAGAGTTTGCTTATAGATGTAAACAAGACTCTAAAAAACTAGGGAAAGAAGCAGCAGAAAAAGGTACAAAGATTCATGCTATGATTGAACGTGGTTTTCTTGGTGAAGAGAAGACAGAAACATATTGTGTTATTCGAAATTATTTAGATGAAATGTTTCCTGATGAAGAGTGGATAGCTGAAGCTTCCTTCTGTGCTGACTTAGGCTATGGTGGTAAAATAGATTTATATTCTAAGTCCGGTATCTTTGTAGACTTTAAAACTAAAGATAACTTAGAAGGTAAAGACCCATCTAAATTAGTATACGATGA